GAATACTTACGTTAAAAGTTAGCGTTTGCTCTTGAGTGCTTACGTTGTTTATAATTATATGGCACAAAGGAAAGATGCTCTGCTTTGATAAATCAATGTCATAAATATCTCCAGTGGTTACTGTATTTACATTGACATCATTTAGAAGCTGGTTTTTGATTGCTTCTGTTAATAGATAAAATCCTCTTACTCCTGTATTGCTCATTTGAATTTACTTTTAATTTGTCTGGCTTCCAACTCATTCTTTTCTTTAGAGAAAGTCAAAAATGTTAAACATTCATGCACATTTAATTTAGAGATATATTCAAATTTTGTAATATCTCCGTTAGCGATTGCAAAGATGGAGTTGTACCATCCCCATTTTCTTGTGAAATTAGATACTCCGCTAAAATCTGCTCGTTCTTCTTGTCCAAAGAGTTGATCATAACTGTAGACAAGTCCCTCCCTAAATTGTAAAAAAAAACAATAGAACCAAGCACTGCATCCAAAGGAAACTCTTTTGCAATCTCAAAACTATCTGGATTGTATTCTTTTATGAAATATCTGTTTCCTCTCTTCATCTCCATTGGTCTAAAGAGAACGTTTACTGCTCTGTGCAGATTATCATTATCTCCAATAAAAGTATCCAAGTCAATATACTCTCCAAACGTCATATCTTCCAGTGATGGAATAAATCCATACTCTTGTCCATTTAATTTGAAGCTATTAATGAGCTGGTGCTTAGTATCGAACATATTGTTTATGATTTCAGATATCTCTGCAATATCAGTCGCTCTCATTCCTCTCACTGCTTCCTTTGGCACATTGCAGAAGATTTCAACTGCTTTCAACTGGAGCTCTGCTTCTGGGAGCTCACTTAATTTAACAAACTCTTGATACTGTCCCAGAGTTATCTCATTTAAGGAAGTTGGTATTGTAATTTTGTAATTCATATTCTTGTGCTTATTAATATATAAACAATTTAATAATTTTTTAGTGATTAATGAACAGCATATTTACCAAAGTTCGGTCTGCTTAATAATGAGTAAGTTGCGTATCTAACCGCATCAATGATATGGTTGTTTTTATCCACTGGTTTATTTGTTAGCTTTCCACTTCTGTCCTCTTGCCATTTATAGTTTCTAAACTCCTGGATTGCATGATCACTATCCTTTGTAATATGTATCTTGAATCTTTTTAATAAATCTATACCAGCATTTACAGAATCTCTTCCTTTTAATGATGGTTGTATATTGTGTCCCATTCTCCTCAATTCATCAATTAAACGTGGCTCTGCTGAATCAAAAAAGATAGTATTCCTCCCAACTCCGACTTGCTTAAAATGGTCGCTTAAATCCTTTGTTGTCATCATTGTTCTATATAGATGCTCTTGGATATATAGATTGTAATCTTTCTTATATACAGATACTAAAGTGCTTGGATCATTTGTATATCCAGCGTCAGCTCCAAAGCTCACAAACTCTGCATCATCTGGAATCTTATCAGTTTCATAATACTTGAAGATAGTTGCTTTACTGATTCCTCTCTGTCCAAGTCCGTATATTTGCCAGTATTGTTCATCTGTTTCTTTTAAACGCTCAATCTCCTCAACGATGCTCTGCTCCAGGAATGGATTGTCTAAATAAGTTGTTCGATAAAAGTCAGCATCATCTCTTGGGATAACCTTGTCATATATCCAGTGGTATTCATCAGATGGATTGTAATCAATTATGATTTTCTCTTGCGTTCTGAATACTAACTGTTGCCAGTCTTCATAATCCAGCTCATTGGCTTCATTAATAAATAAGATATCTCTTTTGCGACCTCTTATTTTTTGCGGTTGATCAACAGAAATAAATTCAATGAGATTTCCATTGAGCTTGTATTCACTATTTGATTTATTATGATTCTCTTCTCTATAAAGTCCATACTGCTTTAATATAGTTAAGAAATCACGCATGACTGTAGCTCTAACGCTTGGAAAAGTCTTTCTACAAACAGTCAATGTTCTTCCTTTAGAGCTTAAGCAATAGTCAAAAACAAGGAAGAGTAAAACATTCCAAGTCTTTCCACTTCTTGTTCCACCCTCGTGTATTGCTATCTTGCCAGTGCTGTTTTGCAGATGGCGGTAGACAATGTTAGTCTGTATCTTTGATCTTGTCAATTATCTCAATTTTAAAATCAGTAGGCATTCCATCAGCTCCAGTTATTTCTTGTCTTTCAACGTATCCTCTTTTCTTTCCTTTGCTCTTTAAGTAGAAGATCATCTCTGCTGTTTTACCATCTTTGATATTTTCAAATAATTTACTCTCAACAAAGTCAAGAGCGATTTCCTGGATATCATTTACTTTTTCAGCAAACTCTGGATCATCTTTTAACCATCCATAAAATGTTGTTCTTCCTACTCCAACTTTCTTACATGCAGTTGTTACCACACCCAGAGATTTCTCCAGTGCTTCAATTATTGCTTTTTTATGTTGTTCAGTTTTGTTCATAACTTTTTTATATTATATCCTTATTTTTTGTAACTTTATCTCAATGTTTTCATTCTATTCACTTGCGGTGGTAGTTTAAAAGTAAAATACTTGACATCCAGTCAAGAGATGGCGTTCATATCGACCTCACCGCTCTAAGTTTCCCTCCTCTTTTGGAGGGTTATTTTTTCCCCTTTATACATACCAGCTCCAAGCTCATCAATCTTTTTAAAGTCCAGTATCTCTGGCACTATCTTACAGCTTTTATCTATTAAGAGAATGTATCTGTTTTGGAATCCTTCAAGAGCTTTAGCTCCTTTAAAGTCATACTTACTATCTCCACGCTTCGCTACTATCTCTCCATTTGCAAGTTGATATATTGTTCCGTTTTTATTTATTTGTGTTAGCTTAAATCCGCTGGCTCTGTATATTGTTCCATCTCCGCACTGCGTTGCATCCGAGTAGCTTAATATCCATTTAATCTGCGGTGCATTCTTTTTGATCATGCGGATACTGATTGCAATACATCTACTCTCTGAATACTTTGGAAGATAATCATCAAAAGCCATTCTGTTAAGCTCTAACATCTCATTCCATCTCTTGTTTATATCTGTTTCACCAGAATCCACTAAAGGAAGAACGTTTCTTTTATCCATTGGACTTCCATAGCTCATTACTCCATGCAATTGGTTATCCAGGAAGCATCCGAAGTGCAGACTGCTCATATTAACAACCTTTCCAGAATAGTGATGTTTTTTTACAAAAGCATTCGCTACTTTAGAGTTTATAACTTTTACGATTATTTCCTTTGCTCTACCCATTGGCTTACTAATAAATATAAAGCGTTTCCATTTGAGTTCTCATTCCCAAAAGTTTCAACGTATTTGAACTCCTCTGTTTGTCTTATTTCTTTTATTGCTTCTTTTATGAACTCCACTTGTTTATCTGCAAGAGTATAAGTCTGCTGTTGAAATGGCTCTTTCTCTCCATCTGGAAGTGAGAAAGCATCACTGGTTTCAATGTCATCCATATTCTGCCAGTTATCCATACCCCAGTCCTCAAGCTCAACGGAGTTCCATTCATTAGCCAATAAATCCCAGTCCCACTCTCCGAAGTTTACATTGTCTTTTACGACAAACTCTCTTTCTTGCATTGGAGTAAGATTGTCTGCTTTCATTATCCAGACCTCTTTCAATCCAGCTTCTTTACAAGCTCTCAATCTCATATTACCTCCAAGCACAACCATATCATTGTTTACAACAATTGGTCTAAGCTTAAGCATCTCTGGAAACTCTTTAATGCTTTTAACAAGTTTATGATACTTTGTATCCCTTATGATTCTTGGATTGTCTGGATTCTTTATTACTTTTCTTATATCAATCAGTTCCATACTTATATATAAATTTTTTCTTATTATTTTAGTATCTCCTCAATAGCTTCCAGTTTCTCTGGAGATAAGGTGGATACTTTTCTTATGATATTAATCTTGGAATCATTTAAAAGAGTTTCATGAATCAATGGAAGCTCCTTGTTATAGAAACTGTGGTCTGGATAAGTTTCACAAGAATACATCACTGATCTGTGCGTTGTTTTAAATCCATTCTTTCTGTATTCTCTAACAATCTCTGTCCACCCCATTCCTAAAGTTTCACGCATGAATACGTTTGCAACGCTTCTCATCTCCACAAGATCTCGTCTTCTGCTTTGCTGGAATATATCAACTCCAGTCATTTCTTTTATCTGTTCTCCTATTTTCTGTAATTTCATTTTATTTATTTTTTTCAATCCATTTCTGTTGCTCATCTCTCAAGAACTCAATCTCTCTCCTCAAATAGTCTGCTGCTTTCTCCAAATCTCTCAACTCGCTTTCTTTCTTTCCAGCTCTGCATACATACTTGATGATGTTCCCTCTGTTGAAGTTTAAATTGTAGTCTTTTATGAAGTCGATAACATCGTATCCCTTTCCATTCTCGTAATGTAAATAAGTTGCTCTCATATTATAGCGTTGTCAAGTTGTTGAATCAAATGTCTTATTTCACTTCTCTCAAACTTTCCAGATATTTCTGCATTGTAAGTTTTGAAGCTCAAGTGATACATATCTTTCTCCGTATCTCCTTTTTTCTCTTTCTTTCCTAAGTACTCAATCTTTAAATCAAATTTCATTTTTTACTGTTTTTCTTAATTTATTAAATTCCAGTAGCGTTGCTTCCATCAATGGCTTAAATCTTAATATTGATGTTGCTGCTGGATGCTCTATTTTTGCCAGCTTTCCATATTCTTTGAATAGGAAGTCCATTGCTTCGTAGTCATTGAAAGCACTGATGTATCCTATTTTTATCATTTCTCTAACTCCATAAGCTTGAATGTTTCTCTTTCCATATTTGCTTACTAAATTAGATATTTTTCTTAAAAGATATAAAGAAAATTTTAAATCCTTTATTTTGCACTCTCCTTTTTTAAATCCTCCAGGATTTGATCCAAAGAAAAGGTGCACAATATTTCCAGCAGATATGTTGTTAGAATTTTTAATATAATTAGTATAAGCTGTTTTGTAATCCTTATTCTCTTTAGCAAAAGCTTTTAAATAATCTAAAGTTGTCCAAGCTTTGTTTCCATTGTTTAGGTTTATGATTGCATTAAGATGTTCTTTCTGATCTTGAGTATCCACCCAGTCCACGATATAAGCTGGAACTGTTCTCTGCTTTAATAATTTAGCAGATACCACTCTGTGATGTCCCTCAATAATATCTCCATCTTTTGAAACTACAATTGGCATCATCCATCCAAACTCATTCAATTTGTCCTTGAAGTTTTCTGAATGCTTTAAAAATACATCTCGATTGACTTCTGCCATCTTTAAGCTCTTGATGTTGTAATAAGGTTGAAATTCTCCTCTTTTAATCTCTGTTGTTTTCATGTTATTTATTTATTTATAATTGTTTATAATTGTCCAGTTAAGCAATAGTTATCAATGTCAGCTCCATCAATGAAAAACTTTTCATATAGCTTGAGAGCTTTCTCTACTTTCTCCTCTCCTCTGTGGTAAAAGTTTTCAGAGCAGTTGAAGATACCGATGTCAAGACTTCCTTTGTCAAGCACTAAGAAATAAAAATCTTCATGCTTCTTATTAAATAAATTGCAATAGAGAAAGCACTGCACATCATAAGAATATTTTTGTGCTGAATAGTGAAAGTCCTTAACGCTTGAGGAAGATGTCTTTAAATCTACAATTCTGTTGTCTGCAAGAACATCCGCTTTACCTCGAAACGGTAGTCCTTTAATGTTATCAATTCCAGGAACTTCAAACTCTGCTTTTGTGATCAGTTCCTTTGCATGTTCATTCTTAAAGAAAGCATCCACTAAACGCTCTGCATCACTTCTCTCTTTTGCAGTGAATACTCTTCCAAGCTCCAGCTTTGCTTCTTTGAATTTCTTTGTATTCTTGCTTTGCACATCAATAAAAGTCTGTGCTGCGAAAACCTCTGGCTCTAATATAGCGGTGTGAAATAACCATCCATCTCTAAGTGCTTGTGATTCTCCACTTCCATATTCAAGTGAATATTTGTAAGTCTTTGGACTTGCAAGAATCTGCTTCAAGCTACTGCTACTCAAAGCTAATTTGTTGAGCTCTCCATAATAGAAAGTATCATCATCCATTTTTTTGAGCAAATCGGCTCTGTCATATTGCTTCCCATCCAGAAGCGTAATTTTATTCTGTGTCATAATCGTAACAGTTTTTTGAGCAATAAGTATCCCCATCGGTTTCCTTGTCGCAAGTTCTACAATAAGTTGTTTCTTCTGGCATATCAATATAATGCATATCGTATTTTTTTAATTCATTAGTTAAGTTTTCAATCTGATCTTTAAGGTTTTGAATCTCATCATTTTTCTGTGACCTCATTAGATTGTATCTCTTTGTCATTATCTCCAGCTCTGTCCTTAATGTATTGGTAAACATTCCGACCTCATTCATTGCTTTAACGCAATTCCTTAAATCCTTATTAAGTGGCTTTGCATCTTTCCACTCCATTATTTTGTCGGCTAACCAATTAAACCAGAGATTGTAAGTTTGATTCTGTAATAAATCCATTACGCTTTACCTAAAATAAAACCAATTAAAAAGGTTAATGAAGCAAATGTAATAATAGCAGCATTGATAATAAACTGTCTAAGTTCTTTTCTTTTCTCTTCCTTTTCCTTTAACTCCTTTTCAGTATAGACTTCAATTCTGTTCTTTCTCGTTTGGATATGTAATCCTGTTTTTGTTTTTTTCATTTTGTTATAAATTTAGCAAGTTTCTGATATTTCTCTTGCATGTTTAATTTCTCTTTTTGCACTTCATTAAAAGTTATCTCAACAATTGATGGAAGATCTCTGAAAAGCTCGTAAGCATAAAAAGTAATAACTCTTCCATCCTCCAGCTCCATGTTTACCTCTCCATTGTTTCCACCCCAGAGAGCAACTGTTTTTTCTACGTATATCTCTTCCATCTTATCCAATTCTAAAAATGTAATAGTTAGCTCCATCAAACTCATACTCAAGCTCATGTCCATCATAATGAGCAAAAGTATGTCCATATCCATCAACAGAGCAGTTCTCTGCTGTTTGTTCCCAGTCAATAGCTAACCATTTCGGTGCTTTAATATCATAGCAATCCTCCGTTATCTCTCTGATTGTTTCTACATAAATATCCCAGATGTCATCATCGTGAATGAATCTGTATTCCTCTCCATCAATCTCAATGTAGAAATCTGGCTCAACATCTGTTAATTTTTCAGTTAGCTCTCTTACCTCATCTCTGTTGATTGCAAGGTCTAACTCTTCGTAAATAAATTCAAGTACTTCTCTTTGTATTGTTTTCATGTTATGCTTTTTGAAATAATTTGTTTAACTCTTCTCTAATAAGATACTGCTCAAACTCTGAACAGTCTCTGTAATAATCTTCTCCGAAAAGCTTGTCGGCTAACTGGTTTTTTAATTTATTAATGCTTATCATAATTATCTGCTTTTAATTTCTTTGATAACCATCTTTAATACTTGGTTATTAAATTTATTAGGATTTGATTGAAGAGTATAGTAATGATCCCATAAATCTTTTTTTTCCCAGTTCTTGAAAATGTTTTGTGAAATAATTGCTTTCATAATTAATCTAATAAATCATATAATGATGCGTTATAACTATTGCCGTTTCCAAGGGCTTGCTCTATACCATAACAACCGTATGCTCTAAAGTGGCGTTCGTGTTCTGTGTTTATTGTAGCTTGTAACAATATGTCTTGAGCTTGTTCAATTAGTTCAATTGCGTATTGTACTTCTTCTTTGTTAATTGCTTTCATAATTTTATGCTTTTTGTTATTAATAGTCCAAAGGTATGTTTTATAATAAGTTTATACAAACTTTTTTTAAATTATTTTTCTACCTCGTTTATATTAATTATTGAAGCATCCTTTTCATCCATTAAATAACAAGGTTTTAGCACTTTCTTTTTAGTCCAAAGAGATGAATCTGGACAGTAAAAATCTTTCTGCTGGAGCTCTTTTAATTCATTCAACCAAAATAAATAGTTGCCTTTAGGATCATTAACTAAATAAAGAGCAACCTTTCCAGTTGCCAGTAGTTTATCATACCTATCCTTTTCAATCATTTTCTGGAGATAGTAAGCTTTTCTGAAATTCATTGTCATAACAACCTCAACTCCTTTAGGTGATTTACCCTCTGCATCATAGTCATACCCATCTCCTCTGTGAGTAAGCTCCCATCCATCTGCATTCAAAAGCATTATTACAGCTCTTTCCCAATCTTCTACGCTTCTACTCATTGCTTAATTTATTAAGTTCCTCAATCCACTGCACTATTCTTTTTGGCTTACATCCGCATGGCTCAAAGTATTGGTGGTTAAAATACTTTGAATGAAGCTGACAAAGAAGCTTGAATTGATCTTCTTTTATTTTGCCTTTTATCTCCTGGCTTACTTCAAGCCATTTTTGTTTATCTACTTGTTCCATAAATCTAAATCAATATCATTCCACTCTTCTCTTCTCTTATCACATCCACAGTCTTTTCCAACTGCTTTGCTAATCTTTTTTACTATCCAGTGAATACCAGTGTAATATGTAAAGTAATACATTAAATCTCCTAACCTCATTTTTTAGCTTTTTAAAATTTCTAAACATAATTGTTCTGGGATTTTACTTCTGTTGTAATTCCCTTTAAGTCCTTGAGTTCCTTTGTCTAAAACACCAAGAGCTTTTTTTGCATGATACCCTCTCGGTTGCCTATCATGATGGCAGTGAGGATTACCATTAAAGCACTGTTTTCTTGGCATCCATCCGTTTGGATTTAACAAGCTCCTTATATTATTTGACCATATATCTGTCGGTTTTGCTCTTGTATCTCCATACTTGCAATACCAAACTGTTGCTCTTGGGAGTCCGCTAACAACTGGAAGTTTTCGCAACTTTCCTCTTGGATTCTCAATGTAGAACTTTTCTGGATTTAAAGCTCTTATAATCTCCAGAGTTTTCTGGACAATAGCAACACCAACAAGTGCATTTTCTGACTTTGGAGTATGGTCTTTATTCCAATGTCTTCCAATGCTGGCAACCGAAAAATAAGTGCATGGAGGAGATGCCCAGATAATATCTGGTTTAAAAGGAACTTTGCTAATATCAAACTCCATAATATCAACACAGTAATCAATTCCATCAAAAGAATTAATGTCAGAGCTGAAAACTTCGTATCCTAAAGATTCTGCTGCTTTCCCTACGCTTCTGCTTCCAGCAAACAACTCAAGTACTTTCATAATTTATATTTATATAATATTTCTTTTTTTATCAAATAAGCTTTTTTGCTTTTTGTATCTCCTTTTCCAATAAACTCCACCCAGTTGAGATGATTCTCTTTTATACAGTCTTTTATCCGATTTTTTAAAAACCAGTGATAAGCATATCCATCAAAGATTACCCAGTACTTTGCTTTACTTGTGCTCAATGCAGATGGTCTGTTATTAAATTCAATCTCTATTACAATATTGCCAGTGAATTTACTTTTTTCATCACTCTTCACTTCTACTCCGATTTCAAGCTCTGGGATAAAAATATCATACTCCTTGCAGTATCCATCCTTGATGAAAGCTTTTGGGTATTTCTTTTGAATTACCTCCAGGATAACATTCTCATGATATTTCCCTCTTTTTAAATCTCTGTTAAACGTTTCAATCAAAGCTGGTCTTTTATAAATTTCTTTGCGTTAGTATATGTATTGTAAAGTGAGTAATAACTGATTTTAGTATCTCTGCTCAATTCTGCAACGCTCTTTCCAGATGCACAAATCTCAAAGACTTTCCTATCATACCAGAACATTTTGTCCATTAAATTGTCAATTTTTTTCTTTTTATTTGCATACTCAACCTCATCAATACCAAGCTCCTCCGCTTGTTTAAATTCATTTAACTCCTCAAGGTACATTTTTATTTGCTTTGCTTCCTTTTTATATATGTTTAAATAAATCCCTCTTAAAACCTTATAACAGTAATAAGTATTAACTTCCTCTCCATACCAAAGATCAAGTCCTTTTTGAACATCCAGATGTAGCTGTATATACATTTCTTGAACAATGTCCTCTGCTGTTGAGGAGTTGCATCCAAAAGACTTTACAATCCGTATCCAGTCTTGATGTTTATTATAAGCTATTTCAACAAGGGATTTTTTCATACATCTAATTTTTTTGGCACATAATATTCCAGTGGGTCATAAATCTCTCCAACCACAAAAGGTAATCCGTATTCATTTATGCTAAAGCTGAATGTTTCAAAAGCGTATCCCCTTGAACGTTTACAGCTCACTGTTATCCAATCTTTGTTTACTGTATTTGCTTCAAGCTGGATTTGACTCTCCGTTTTTTTCTCAAGGAATGATCCAAGATGTCCAGTCGGTTTGTCGCTTCCATAATTGGAATGTATCACTGTAATAATATGACAGTTAAACTTTGCACTCCACTCCATTATTTTCTGCACACAAAGATTGCTTTCCTCAAGATTATTTACATCACTTACTAAATCTGCAATCCCATCAATTACAACAACTCCATTCTTATCTCCATTTTCTTTCAAGCAGAACTCAATGAACTCCATTCTTTGTTTATAATTAATAGTCCTCAAAGCATAAGTTTGGTAGCATCCAGGATTTTTCATGTTAGCCATATCAAGCACTCTTTTGAATACTCGTTGTGAATGCCAGTGCCCTTGTTCTGTATCGAAATGAATCAAGCACTTTCCCTCTCTGTGTCCTAAAATCTTTCCTCCAAAATTATTACCTCCACTTAAATAAACCGAAGCAAGTAGAGTAATAAAGAATGTCTTTTTAGTCTTTGGTGGAGCTTGAACAAATGAGAAGTTACCATACGTTCCGATTGGAACTGGAAAAGTTATCTCTCCAGCTTTTGTCTGGATTGTTTTATTTCCTAAACTCAAAGCAGTTGGAGGATAATCTAAAGTTTGAGATGTATCCACCTCGCACTCTTCCTTGATTAGCTCCATTAACATTCTGTCTGTTGTTTCCTTTTCTGTCATTTTTTAATATAGTTTTTTGTTATCATAAATATATAAAAAAAAGGGAAGCCGAAGCTCCCCTCTTAAAATTAAAAAGGTAGATCTGCTGATTCTTGTGGAGAAGCTTCCACTTCTGGAGCTGCTTCACGCTCTGCATTTACGATTGTGCCATTGTTCCAGACCACTTTTCCATTGCCTAAGTAAGTCTTTTGCTTTTTGGCTTCTCTCTCCTCTTGAGATTGACTGACATAGATTCCAGTATTATTACCGTATCTTGTTTCATCATTTACGCTCATTGTGAGATTTACGTAAACTGCTCCATCTTTTCCAGCAATAAACTTCTCCTTTGGTAGCTTTGCTACATTTAAACTAAAATTAATTAATGCACTCATATTTATATATATTATAGGGTTTTAAATTCTGTTTTTGGTTTCTTGAAACTTTCGCTTTCATCTTCTCCGAATACTCCGAGTTCATAAAAGCCAGTTAGTTTCAAAACTGCTCTGCTCATTGCACGTTTTTCTGCCATCTCTGGAACGTACCACGAGTTAGTATTTCCATCTTTGTAATTAGCTCCTTTCAAAGCACTTCCAAAGGTTTCAATACTCTTTCCATCTTTCTCTGCATGAGCTTTAAATACTGCGAAATTTGGCTCACATCTTATAACTTCATAACTAACGCTCATTTGCTCAAGAGCTTGTATCTTGTCAATTCCTTGTCTTGTAATGATTGTATAGTGTTGATGTTTAAAGAAATCTTCTTTTGTAAGGTTATACTTTTTGTATAACTCTGTTAGTTTTTGTTTATTCATTCCTCTTCTGTTATTAAATTATTTACTTCAATTAATGCTTCAAGAAATTCTACACGCTTTTCAAGAGCTTCAATTCTTGCGTTTAAAAAATCAACTTGTGATGGAGATGATACTCTCCTTACATCTTCTGTATGTGTCATAGCTCTTCAAAAAATTGGAAAGCATCTAAACTCCCAAAGACAAAATTTAAGTCAATGATTGTTTCATACCTAAGTTTGTGAACAAATCTCTCGTTTTCTAAATCTTCACTGATTCTTGCAACTAAATCTGGAATCTTTAAGTTCCACTTCTCAAGCTCTTGCTTATAATGTGGCTTCAATCTTTCTAATAAATTCATTTGTTTAATGTTATAAAAAGTTAATAATATCCCAAAGTTATAAAAATATTTTAATTATTCACAAATTATTACAAAAAAAACCACCTATCAAGGTGGCTCTTTCCGAGTTGGTTAACTCTTTGATAACAAAAAACAAAGATTATATCTTTAATCAAATATAGATAATAAATAAAAAAGAAAGATTAAAACCGTAGAGAG